CCAAGTCCACGTTGACATTCATCTAGTTGTTTTAACAATCTTAGATGTGTTGCCTCTGTTGCATCAGCTTCTCCCTTAAACAATTTCTTTTGAAGTTTGTCAATTAATTTTTCTTCAGGAGTTCTGTCATCTACAACAACTTCTGGTTCTGGAACTGCTGTGAGTTTTTCTAACTCTGCTTCATATTGTTCCTCAGTTAATACATTTTGAAATAATTCAAGTTCTTCAACTGTCAATGGTTTGATTATGCCTTCCCAAGTACATTGATAGATTGTATCAGATTCTAACCAACAAGATTGACCATGATATTCAAATGGCACTTGTACTACTGATTCTTCTGCGTGTGCAAAAGTTACACCTATTGCTAGAATTGCAACTATTGCGAAAGTTGATTTAATCATTAGAAAATAACATGTGGCACCGTGTTATAAATGTAACTAAAAAATAAAAAAATGGTTTGTGGTTTGACTAGAGTTTGATATCTCTGATCTTACCTTGAGATTTGAAGTGACGACATACAGTTTCACCCATAGTTCTGTAAACACCTTTCTCAACAAATGCATTGTTGACGAATGGGTATGCAGGAGTTCTTCGGGTTGCTTCGTAATACTCTGTAGGAATTGCTACTTGAATTCCGATTCTTGGATAACCATATCCTTCTGCATCAGATGTATCTAATGCGAAGAGTCTTCCTACCTCATCACCGCCACCAGAAGGTGCGTCTTTGGTTGGAATGAATGGAACTCCATAGATGGAATCTACGTGAATACCTACTCCAGTACCCTTGAATGTTTGAATTCCGTTTACGTCGATTTGTACTAAGCTCTCACCGTATGGATTTGCAACCCTTACAGAAGGCATGTACAAGCCTTGGATTTCGGAATAAACTTCGTGGCTACCTAGGAATACGTTTGGATCTTTACCTGCTGCAATACGGATCTTTCTGAGGAAAGTTCGTAATGTATCGTCGGTAAGGACACCATCAGTACCTATTGTACCTGAAGCTGATTCTACAGTACAGTCGAAAGCAGGTTGTGCACTGGTATTTCTGTTAATACCTGCATTTCCTTCTTCCCAACAGTTGTAGAAGTTTGCGTGTGAGCCACCTAGAGCATTTTCTTCAGCGTGTGAAGAAATAATTCTATCTAGGGTTTCAAAGTCAGTAGTTCCTGTGTAGTTACCACTGGCTCCTGCTGCTGCACTTTCAACATCTGCTAGCAACATTCTATTGATGAATTCTTTGTGCTGAACTGCCATGTATAATCTGAGTGAGCCTAAGCCTCCCCAAATATCGTCTTTACTGTGAGTTGCGAGCCATTCCATAACTTCAGATGCACTGAAAGGCAACTGAGCTGTCTTTGGACGGATATCGATCTCTTGTAAAGTTGGCTTTACTGTTTCAGCAATTTGTCCACCTTCTGCTGTACCACCTAATGTGGTGTTACCATTGGTTGTATTCAATGTTGGTTTTGCAGTTATAGTTCTCCAACCAGATTTGTCCCAAGGGACTTTTGGAAGGATACCAAAGGCGTTTGCCTCTAAGTTAAGTTGAGCCCATGCATAAGCACCAAATACGGCATTGAATGTACCTGTAGTTGATGTTGTGATTGGAGCGTCAGCTTTTCTAATGAGGTTTCTATTATATCCATAATAGAGTGCTTCTAGTTCGTCGATTGTTTGTATTTTAGGCATTTTAATATATACCTCCGTCGTTTTCCGAAGGAGAACCGTAATCGCCTGCTAAGATTCTTTTTGCTACGGTAGATAAACCTTCATAACCTTGAGCTCTTGCATCTTTCAAAACCATATTCAATTCTACGTTAGCAGATTTGTTTACGTTTTCGACAGATGCACTTGGTCTAGGTGTTTCTGTGGTGAAATCAAAATTAGCTTTTTGTTGCATAGCTAGTCCGTTATCATCACTTTCTGGTTTGTCTTCTCCAGATTTATCATCATCTAATCCTGCTTGAACAGAATTTGATTGATATGTATCTGGTACAGTAACATCAGCACCAATGTCTTCAGAATCTGATTCTTTTGGTTTGATGTTTAACTGTGCGTCGCTTTCCTCATAGAGTGCTTTTTCGACTTTAGACTCTAATTCGGCTTGAGAATCTGACAATGCTTTCACATGTTCAGTTAAAGTTGAGAGAGTTTCGATTAATGCTTCATCAAAGGATTTCTCTTTTGATTCTACTTCATCTTCTTCTTTCTCTTCTTTTTCTTCGTCTTCATGATCTTCTTTTCTAAGTTCTTCAAGAGTCATGTATATTGATTTAAGATATAGGGGGTTTATAAAGATTGTGGGAAGATTTATATTAATCGTTATATAATCTATTTGTCCTTTCTTCGTCTAATTTTCTTTCTTTTATTGTTTTTTTGTCAGGATTTACCATATTTTGAAAATTACTAAAATTACTCATAACTTTTCTTTGTTTTGCATCACCCATTAATCTAGTTGCTGCTCTTCTTCTTTTTGATTCTTTAGTTTGTGGTTTACCTTGTCTTAAAGTTGTACCTTCTACATTAGGAACATCACCTACAGGTACTTCATAAGAATTAAAATATCTACCACCTTGTTCATATTTGCCTTTTGCCTTAACTTTAACCCTATCATCTTCAGGTCTTTTACGGGTATTGCTTACCTGTGTAGATTCTCCTGAACCTTGTGTATATCCACCTTCTGAACCTAGACCTCTTGAGCCTAATCCACCTGAAATATGTAGTTTTTTAAGTTCAGCCAATGCTTTACCCAAATCTTTTGGTGATTTACCACCCTTTGGTAATTGTTTTGTTCCTTGTCTCTGTATTCTTTTTCGTTCATTATCATCATTTACTTCCCAAGATGTTGATTCACTTGACGGAACAAGTCTAGCATCATCTGTTATATTTGGATAGTTATGTGTGTTCCAAGTACCTTGATCACCTCCTTCTATTGGGGATTTACCTGTTTTTGGTAATTTTCTGACACCCTCCTTATAGTTAGTTGCATGTCTTGTAGAAGCAGATTCTTCACCAAATCCACCATCTAATTGTGTTTTTACTTTGTTTAACTTCATTAAGGCATGTACCTTGTTTAGTTTTCTAATTGCATTTGATTTGTTATTCAATCTTTGTGCGTTAGGTGGATTTTGATTAAATGCTGATTCCATAACTCCACCTGCGTTAGTATTGCTAATATCTCTTGATTTTTTTCTCTTTTTTCTATTATAAACTGCGTTTCTTACACCATCTGTATCTGTTGTTAATGTGCCACCATTAGTTAGATTTGCTCCACCAATACCTGCTCCACCTGAACCAGAAGATGCTTCAACTTTGTGAACAAATGAACCAACAATTTTTTCTGCTGATTCTCTTGACTTACCTTCTCTCATTAATGCTTGTACTTTTTGTTCAAATGTTTGTGATTCGTTTAGGTTTGCTTGTTGAATATTCATAGGAAGTTTTTCAGATAATGTTCCTTCAGTACCATTAAATTGTCTTTTTTCTCTTTGTAGATCATTTATTTCTGTACCGTTATTTCTGTCTTCTGTGTCAACTCTGTATCCTGCTTTCTCTAAAATTTCAATGGCTTTTTCTACATCTTTTTTATCAGGCATATCATCTACTGCGTCCATCATTTCTTTCTTTTCCATGAATTTTTTCTTTTCTTCATCATCATCTAATAATAAAGATGTATCTGGATCAGCAAAATTATCATTGTCAGCATAACCTCCACCTGCTTTTTCAGTGTATTCTGTAACAGATGTGTCTTTTTCCCACATCTTACATGACCAATACTGAGGTGTAGTAATATCTTTGGCATTATCACAATCATGTCTTGCTCTAAATGATGCTCTTCTTTCAGGATCGTCACGTTTAATTTCCATATTTGGATCACCAAATCTTACAGTTACTATGTTTCCAGTTTTTGGATCTCTAACATATACCTTAAATTTCTTATCACCATCATCTCTCATTGGTTTGTTTAATGGTTTCTTTTCTTTATCTTCTTCTGCTTTATTTACTTCAAGTTTACCTGTTCCTCCACATTTTGAACATTTTTCATCTCCATGATATCCTGTTCCATTACAATGTGCACATTGCGTAACTTCTGCTTTTTTTACACAGTTTGGAACTTGTTTACCATTTTTATCTTTCATACCATATTGTTCATATCCTTCCCAACATGGGTTATCTTTTTTATCAATGGCTCTTCCACGTGATTTTCCTTCTTCAACTGCTTGATAATTTTCAGGTTTGTCACCTTCCATTACAGTTAACAAATCTGATTTTGTTGTTCTAAGACCTTCAGTTTTTCCATTCTTATCTGGGTGTGTTTCATTTTCCCATTCATCTAAAATTGTTACTTGTGTATTCTCATCTTCATCATCTTCTATTTTTATAAGAGAGTCTTTGTTGACATAGCAACCCATGTTGTCACATTGAATTACCATCTTGCCATCATCTCTTACAGAAGAGTTGAAGTTTGCTTTTGCAATCTGATTGAAATCTGTAATGATAGCCATTGGTACGGCAGGATCTTTGCATACTGCAACCTCATAATGTTCTAAATCACCTAGAGCATAAGCAGTACTGCCATCTTTCATTCTGATTGGTGATCTTGCTGATCTTGTTGCACCACCGAATGACAATCCTTTGTATTCATTGTTTTTAATTTTCTCCCAGATAACATTATCTAATTCATAGTTCTTGAAAATCTTTCCTGTAATTTTAATTGCAGGTAGTTCTTCACCATCATCATTTTTTACGGTTGTTCTGGAATAGTTTATGCCCTTACCTACAATTCTGTTAGTGTGAGTGTCACTTATTGGTGCTCCCCTGTCAATCCATACAGGTAATACCTTGTACAATTCATCAACAATGGTAACTTCACCTTGTTTGTCTTTCATTTGTACTGTTAGTAGTCCTTCAAAATATCTATCATCTGAACCTATACTTTCCATGCTTTTCAATGTACTTGTAAGTTTATGGAACCCATATACGGTCATATATAAACTAATCGTGGTGAGGTTAATAAATATTATGATAAAAAAGAAAGTAAGAGTAGTGTTTTATGCTACTTTTTTTGCCTTGGTTACGGCATAATCAACAGAGAAACCTGCTGTCAAACCTATCAAAGCAACACCTAATAGACTTAAACTGTCTATGGCGATTGTGTTTGCTATTGCAATACCTGCAAATGAAGATACTATCAATGCACCGATTAATTTCTTTGCAGAGTAAGTTGTATCTTCACTACCTAAATATCCTCTGACTGTATTAAGAACAGCACCAGATATAGTTGCAATTACTGCAATAAGTAATGGATCTACCATAACAAAAACTCCTTTTAGAGCTGTATTTAACTATTACTACTCATTTGTCGAGTAATTCTTTGACTAAATCATCAAAATCAGAATTGGCTTCTTCAGGGTGAAGTCTATTTGATTGTCTATCAACTGCTTTAGCTAAAATAATAATGGTTTTTTGTAATTTTGCTACTTGTTCACAAAGACTTTTTTGTGTACTGTGTAATTTTTTAAAGTATGCAAAAATTGCTGAACCTGCACCTAATGCAACAAGCATTACTACCTCTTCATAAATTGCGTCCATGATTTCTAACATGGATTTTTTACAACCTTATGACTTTTATTTATATCGGTTGGTTTATAAATAGTGATATATTAGTAATAATATGGCTTCATCAATATATATTTATGATAATTATGATGAATTTGAACGGTTTAACAAGGATAATTTCAATGAATCGTTTAAAACAATTAAGATAATAGACATGTATGTTCATGATAAGAATAAATTATGGGTGGTAACTAACACAAATGATCTAAAAGAAAGACCACATTTACATAAATCATTGGTTCATTTCAGAAATGCTACTGTAGAAGAGCATAAAACTGACAAAACTAAGCTTATTTTACATGATAAGATAAAATTTAACCCTAAAAACATGTGTATTGACATATTTCCACATTTTTTAAGAAAACCAGATCTTAGATGGAAGGTTGATAAGTGTATTGGTGTAAATAACAACAAAAAGTCAAAAATAATTGACTATGACAACAGATTCTATGATTTTGAGAATAATAGGATAAATTTAGTGCTAAAAAACTAACGTTTGTTGCCTAATCCTTTAGACATGATGATTTGCCAGTCTTTTCCGTGTTTTCTTCTCATATTTTTCCAAAATGGATCAACATTCATAAATCCACCCTTTTTATTATAGTCTTTCATGACATTTGCCACTCTTCTATGACATTTTTCACAAAGTCGTGCATTTATTTGTTCCATGTGGAATTTATAATTTCCACAGAAATAACACATGCCATAATATACTTCTTTAATTGGAACTAGAATTGTTTCTCTACCTTTTTTACCTGCACAGTCACCACAAATATCAACTACACCTGCTCCTACTGGCACACCATTAGAGAAACAACCAAAACACATGCCTTCTTTGTAATTATTTACTTTGGTATATTCGTTTGATTGATGTATATCTATTATTTTACTTCCCATTTTTGATTCACCAGAATCAATGTTTAGTTTTTCTGCCATTATTTATCCTCGTTTTCAATACCTTTTAGACATCTTTGTAATGCAACAAGCACTCCTGCCGTTCTTTTTGTCTTCATAGCATCAATAATAAGATTTAACAGTCTATCAAATTCATCTTCTTGTTTAGGTTTTACAACTTTTGGTTTTGTAGTCTTAGGTTTTGGTTTAACTTTATCAATTATTTTCTTCATCTTCCCACCTCTTTATATGTCCAAACTCTTCATTAACTATATTTCTTGCGTTTCTTACTGTCATTCCTGCATACTTTCTTAATTCCTCTACTGTTTTGGTTTTCTTCCAACCAAAGTCCATTGCTGTTTGTAATGTTTTCTTTACTACATCAAAGTTATCAGGTGTGATTCCGTCAGGATAATTCTTTTGTGACATAGATGTTCCAGAACCAGATGAAGGGTGTCCTTGTGCAACTCCTCCCATGTCAGAAGGTCTATTTTCAACATGTTCGCCTTGTGCATTTTGTCTTTCTTCTTCAGGTGCAGCAGTTGATCTACCTCTACCATTTTTAAGTTCAGGATTTTCATAGTTTTCTTGAACCTCTTTGGATACATTATATTCTCCTGTATGAGTTCTTTCTACTTTGAATCCCATTTGTTGTAACTTTGCCATGTTGTCAATCTCAACACCATCTCTTTGTAGTTCTGATAGTTTGTCATTTTCTTCACCTGCTACAAGTTTAAGATCCCAATCGTCAACTCCCATGACTTCTGCAAATTTCTTAAAGAAAGCCTTGTATAAAATATCCTGTCCCCACTTTACTGCTCTGTTTGTAATTGTAACTTGCAATCCTTCTTGTGACCAACCACCTACCATTTCTCCATAGTATAATGGAAGTACACCATAAACTGCACCAATGATTTGTCTTAATTCTTTTCTTACCTCAATAAATTGTAACTCTTCTAATGATCCAGTAAAGTCTATCCAGTTAGCCATATTCTTTCCACCTTTGTCAGATTCGACCATAAGTGGGTGTATCATGTATGGATCTTCAGTTGCTTTTTGTTCCAAAGCGTCCCATGACTTTCTGAATGTCTCATAGTTTCTTGATGCAACTACAAGCAATCCTCTTGGTGGACGCATTTTATCAAAGTATTTTCTGACATATTCGTCCATGTGTGACAATGACATAGCCTTACTCCATATAGCAAATATAGGAGACAAACCATAGATTAAACTTGGTTTATACTTACCTGCTTTCCAAATAACTTCACCTTCACCATAGATTACCCTTTTTGGGTGAGGAATACCTATAGAATATACAGAGTTTACTTCAATTATTGCTTTTAGACATTTGGCATTACAAATATCACATCTGTCAGTGTACTGTCTTTTGTCCCTGTGTTCAAATCTAGGACATACCCAGATCTTTTGTCTTTTATCATCATAACCTATTCTGCCGTCAGAGTCAGCAATCATTGCTACCTGTGGTGGATCAATTCTTAACAGTTCTTTGATCTCAGTTTTTTGCATATCTATTTCTCCAGTAATATCATCAATGAAATAATTCTTTAGCATTAACATGTAAGCATTGTCAGCAATTTCCAAGTCTCTTTCCAACTGTCTTGCAAGGTCTTCCATGTTTTGCATGTTGCCGTTTATAGGTTTACTCATAATGTCCTCAAGAATCTTCCTGTGTTCTGGTACAGGTCTTTTCATATCATAACTGCTACATGAATCACATTGAACTCTCTTCATGTCTATCTTATCTTCACCTTCTTCGTGAATATTTGGTGCATATTGGAATTCTTTTGAGCAGTTATTACATTTGTACTTGAATCTTTCTACTATTTCAAACCCGTTTTTGAACATTTCACGGTTAAGTGTTTCAATAGGAATTCTAATAGCATCAATATTATCTGCCAACTCATAGATCATAATGAGTGGAAATGGGAAAATTGGTAGTTTTGCACCTGTATCAGTGCTCATATAAGGTTGAGCTATACTTGGTCTAGTTGTAGCATTAGTGTAACTCTTATTAACAGGAGTAAATGCCTTAGTTATTCTACTAAGAGAATCTCTAATACCCATGATAATTTAAGAAATCATTAGTTAATAAACTTTGTCTAATAATGTCAAAATATGTCAGATCTTGTCAGCATCGCCATCAATAGGACATCTGATATTTCTTCCTATATCTTCATTACAGGTACATTTTTTAACTTCTTTTTTGACTTCTTTAGGTTCTTTGAAGGCTTTTTCTTCCATTATAACACTTATATTACGCAAAGATATATAGTTTGTCATGGGAGTATGTAAAGGCGTTTGTTTATCTAAATATTATGCACCTAAAGGTAGAAGAACCTATTTAGGTGGAGGAAAACGCTGCACAGAATGTGCATTGTTCGTGGATTGGGAAGGGATACATTGCCCTTGCTGTGGGACTAAATTACGTGTTAAAATACGTTCAAGACCTATACCACTTTGCGAACATAAAAGATACTAAAAGAATATTAGTAACCCATTTAAATACTAAACATGGTGTCTTTTACTTTAGAGGACTATCAAGCTCTTTTAAAATGGTTTGAATTGGCATTTGCTAGGTTTGATAGATCTAAAATACACATAAATGATAAAAAAGTGTTTTGGAAGATTACATTCTTAATTGAAGATGAAATAGAAAAGTTAAAAAAACATGACGAAGATTATGAAGATTAAGTTAAACCTATAAATAAGGTAGCATATTATAACATGTGGTTGTCAGGGATTACCCTAATACGGTAGCCCTCTTAAACCACCTACCCTACAATAACGTTGCAACGTGAAGAAAGCCGTCACCTGCAACAAAAAGAAAGTAAAATATTGATCGTATTTACAAATCTTGGGTAGGTAGCTATTCTTATATATTAGTAAGTCTTATAATAAGTGCTAGTTAACTTACCGTTCTACCAAGTCGGTAGTGGACAAACACGTAAGATTTGTCCTCCTTTTTCCAAAGGTTAATATTAGACTTTAACAAACTGATTATATGAACATATTATTATTTTTTGTAGGATTATTTCTAATAGGCACTTTATTTCTAATGCCAGTAGGAATAGTTTTAGTAATTATATCTTTAAAGTACAAAGGTAGAAAAAAGAGGTATGATAAAACACTATTAGAAGAGATGCGTTAAGCAACATACATTGCTTTTACATCAAGTCTAACTGCATCATCTCTGTTTGATTTTCTTGATCCCATCTTTGGTCTACGTTTGCAGCAAGGACAGTTATTCTCAATTAAGTATTGTTTATGTATCCACTTGTCACAACGTCTACACAAAGCATGTGTTCTATAAGCATTTCCAAATGGTCTATTATCTGGTAATCTGTCACAATATCCTTTACACCCTTTCATAAGTACATATACAATATCTGCCATAAATAAACGTTTGCTTTTTATATAATGTAAAGATAGATTTATATAACCTTCGTGTATGATACAATCATGATTGGATCAAAACAAATCGATAAAATTTTGTGTATTGCTTGTCAGAACTTAATAGGTGAGCATACTAAAAACGGACTAGCACGATGCTTATTTAGAGTGCAGGGTACCATGTTAGCCGAAGGCAAAAAAGATGTTGATGAGAACTTGGATAAGTACAAAGCTCCTCAATTTATAAAGCAAGGAGATCAGGCATGACTTGGGACTGTAACGAGTGCTATTCGCAAAAACAACTTTGCGAAGATTGTGCAGCATCAAACTGTATTTCATGCAAAAACATGAAGGAGTTGCTTTTCAACTCAAGCATAATAGCCTACGCACTAGAGGAGAGAAAACGCATAGTGTGTAAGAATGGTCATACAATATTTACGCCTGATATAACTGCGAGGGGATAGCCTTGGCTTTACGAGGTAATAAGGAGTGTGTGTGGTGTGTCTTGGAGAAAAAGTACAAATTTAGCCTAAAAAATCATACGTGTGAGGAGTTTGATGATTAATTGGGACAATTCACTAAAACTTCTTTGTTTGTAAAAGAAATAGTAAAGAAACTATTTTCATCAAAACGTCCCAAACCTTTAGGAGATCAATTAAATGCGTTGCAAGACTTGTAAAAGAACATTCAAATCTTCTGGAGTAACGAACAGGCATTGTTGGGAACATCAACAATGTCGCAAATGTCATTACGTTGGTTTATATATAAATGGCATACAGTGAAACATGCAAAGCCTGTGGGCACGGCATGATGGAACATGGGTGTGACGAAGGCGTAGGTTGGTGTTGTGCAGGCAACGGAGATTGGTGTGAGTGTACGGTCAAAGGCTTGACGTATGAGGAAGAATTAGAACTATTAAAATAAAAACGAAAGGCTTTTATATATAAATGATTAAACCTAAATATGTATAATGACAAAAAAATACGTGCTGAGCACTTAGTTGATTTTAAGCGTGTATATGATAGGGTTTCTAAAGAAGCCAATGCAAACCCTTATAGGCTCAAAGTTTTACAGGAATGTATTAATAAATGTCAAGATTAAGAACTATAATGACTAAGATATTTCATTCCTGTGATGATTGCAAACCTATGATAGGCATGTGTCATAGTTGTTTCAAGAGTGGTGTAGTAATTGAGGATAGAAAATTGATCTTCTGCCACGGCTGTTGTCAGGCATGAATGACTTATATACTTCTTTATTAAGATTCTATAGTGGACTTAAAAAGTCTTTCTCAGGCAAGGATTATTTAAGGGATATCAATGAATGTGATAAGTGTGGTAAGCCCTCTTTTTTCTCTTCGTGCCTAAAATGTGAGACTGATGA